CCTAATGTTCGGACCCCGCGCCCGCTGCTGCCTGGGCCCCGTCGTCGTCGACGTCCGCGATCTGATCGTCGACGCCCCCGCACCGGGCCCCGCGATCGAGATCTCGATCGCCTCGACCCGCTCGTCGGCCTCGGCGACCGTCAACTGGGCCCCGGGCGGCCGTCGGCGGATCCGTCGAGCCTTTTACGCCGCGGCCCTGGCCCGCAAACACTCCCGAGGCGTCAGGCGGGCCCGATCCCGCCCGACGACCTGACCAAAAGCAAACGAACCGCGCGCCGCCGCTACTGAATTCCACGCGATTAGGCGTCGAGATATGGGGCCGCAAACCCCACTCGTCGACGCGCGGCCCGTTTTTAGTACACCCGACTGGATTTGAACCAGTAGCCTTCGGTTCCGTAGACCGATGCTCTATTTTGCCGCGGCCTTGGCCGCCGTCGGTCGAGCGTCCACCACTCGTCCACCACTCGTCCACCGGCCGTCCACCGGCCGCCCCTTGCGCACAATCCGAGCGCCGCAATAGTATCTGAGGCGCCGCCTGGCTAATTTTCGGCCAACACTTCGCCACCGCTGGGCCCTGACCGATGAGCCGCCGAGGGATCGAACCGGCCGCACGTTCCGCCGTCGAGCGACTGATTAAAGAGGGCAAGCCCCGCGTCGAGATCCATCGACTGACGGGCGTCTCCCGGGCGACCGTTTTCCGAATACAAGCCCAGCTCGCCGCCGCCACCAAATAAGGGCCGACCATGTTCGCGATCTCCCTCGACTCTCCCGACGTCTCGACCCTGGGCGCCGCCGCCCTTTTCGTTTTCGCCGCGGTCGTCGCCTGGCGTACCTGGGCGAACCGATCGAGCAGCTCGACCGAGGGCTCGGGCCTGATCGCCAAGGTCGAGGGCGTCGCCGAGGGCCTGGTCGCCGAGATCGACAAGCTACGAGGCGCCAGCAAGGCCGACGAGCCGCCGCCCGAGGCCGACCAGCTCGCCGACGGGATCGCCGCCCTGCGACGGCTTGACGCAATTTGGCGCGACCGAGGCGTCGAGCAGGCCCAGCGCAACGCGCGTTTCCTGGCGGGCGTCGCCGACATTTTACCCACCGCCGACACCCCGCCGCCCAAGGTCCCAGCATGAACAATTTCGAGCGACTCTTGATCTGCGGCCTGCTCGTCGTCGGCGGCCTGCTGCTGCTCGGCCGCCGCTCGCCGCAACCGATCGCCGGCCCCGACCTCGGCCTGGTCGAGGTATTCGCCAACCCGGCAGGGATCACCGTCGCCGAGGCCCGCGAGCGCGCCGACGACGCCGCGGCGTTTTTCGAGGCCCTGGCGCTACTGATCGAACACGACGGCGGGCAGGTCCCCGACGCCCGCAAGCTGCGCAGCTCGGCCGACGTCGAGGACTTCCGCAAGCACGCCCGCGCGATCTATTTCGGCGCCTGGAAGTTCGGCGACCATTTTCCCGGGTTCGGCAAAATCGTCGAGACCGTCCTCGGCCCGCTCACCGGCGACAGCGGCGGCGCCCCGCTCGACGGCGTCGGCGATGCCGATCTCCGCGCCCGCTGGGTCGTCGGCCTGCGACAGCTCGCCGCGGCCTGCCTAGTGGCAGGGGCCCGCATTTAATGCAACACGGCGCGACCTACGAACCGACGACGCCCCGCCCGGCCGCCCCGCCGGCACCGCCGCGGCCCGGCGTCGAGGTCCTCGGCCACTCCGCGGGCAACCTCTCGCCGCGATTCGCCGAGGCGATCCGCGACGACGCCCGCGGCGACGCCCTGCTGCGCTGCCTCTCCCGCTGCTGGAACAATCCGCGGCAACCGTCGGCCAACGAGCTGGCTGACGCCCTGCTCTACGTCTGCAACCGCTTTAAACTATTTCGCGACGCCCACAGCAGCGCCGCCAACCCCCGAGCCTGACGCGATGAAATTACGCCGACCGCCCGACGCCCGCCTGGCCCTGCTCGCCGCCCTGGCCCTGATCTTCACCGGCTGCGGCCAGGCGACCAAACCCGCCGCGGCCCCGATCGCCGTCGAGGCCGCCCCGGCCGTCGAGGCCTCGGGCGCCCAGGCCGCGCACGATCTCGCCGAGCCTCTAACCGAGCAAATGGGGTACACGCCGCCGACCGAGGCCGAGCGGCACGCCTTTTTAAAGACGCTCGCCAAACCGACTTTCACCGAGGCCGCCCCCCATTTTTTCGCCGCGGGCGGCCCAGCGCCGCCCAGCACGGGACCGCCCGAGCCGAATAAGCCCGTTCTCCTATACCGCTCCCTTAACCTGGCCCACGTTAGGAAATACGGGAAACCGTTCATCGTCGGCGCCCAGGGAATCGGCGATTGTACGTCCTGGGGATGGGGGCACGCCGCCGACGTCGGCCTGGCGATCGACTACGTCCTCGGGACCTCGGGCGACTTTCACACGGTCGCGACCGAGGCCGTTTATGGGCTGGGTCGCGTCGAGGGCTCGGGCCGATCCCGCGGCGGCTACTCTGACGGCAGTTACGGCGCGGCAATGGCCGCGGGCGTCACGAAATACGGCGTCGTATTCCGGATCGACTACACCGGCCAGGCCTCGGCCGAGACCGATCTCCGCGTATATTCCAAGGATCGCGCCAAGGCCTGGGGCAACTTCGGCTGCGGCGGCCAAAACGACGACGGGCGCCTCGACGCCCAGGCCCGCCGGCACCCCGTTAAACAGGTCGCCCTAGTTACGACCTACGCCGAGGCCGTCGAGGCCGTCCGGAATGGGTTCGCGATCGCCGTCTGCTCTGGGCAGGGATTCACCAAGCAACGCGACGCCGCGGGATTCGCTCGGGCCTCGGGATCCTGGGCGCATTGCATGGTATTTTTGGGCGTCAGATTCGACCGCCCGGGCCTGCTCTGCCTCAATAGCTGGGGCCCGCGATGGATCTCGGGCCCGAAATGGCCCGAGGATCAACCCGACGGCTCGTTCTGGGTCGACGAGGCCGTCGTCGAGCGTATGTTGCGCGGCCGCGACTCTTACGCCGTTTCGACGATCGTCGGCTTTCCGGCCCGCAAGCTCGCCCACGCTGAGGGATGGTAAACCCGTGATCGCCCGCCGCCTAATCGCCGCCGCCCTGCTGCTCGTCGTTCCCTCGACGGCCTGGCCCTGCGATCTCTGCCTCGGGACCGGCTGGGCCTGGGTCGCGCCCCGCCTCAACTTCCGCGGATCCTGGGCCTGCTGGGCCTGCAACGGATCCGGCCGCCAGGCCGCACCGATCCCGCACCGATCACCACGCAACCGCTAACCGCCGAGGCCCGACCATGACCGAGATCCTGCTCTCTCTGCTGGCGACCCGCGTCCGCGTTTCCCTCGTCGCCCTCCTGCTCGGCGCGACTCTCGTCGCCGGCTGCGGCTTCCACTACGGCAATAAATGGGGCAGCTCGTCGAGGCCCTCGATCCTGCGACCGCTCGACCGTCACCCGAGCAACCCGGCCAACCCCACGCCCGACGACGACGACCGCCGCCGCCGCCCGCTCTTCCGCGACGACGGCACGCCGATCGACCCGGCCGCCGAGCCCGAGGCCGCCCCGGCCGCCCCCGACTCCGCGGCCGAGCCTGACGCCTCGACGATCTCGGGCCTCGACCGCTCAATTCGATACGACGACAACGGCCAACGCCTGCTAAATCATTCGGCCGCCTGGTAGCAATTCACGACCGACCCGCAACCCAACCCGAGGCCCCGCCATGCTCGCCCGATCCCGCGACCTGATCGCCCCCGCCCTACTGCTCTGCCTGATCGCGTTCGCCCTCACCGGCTGCGAATACGCCCAGGCCGAGACCGACGACCGCCGCGACGCCACCGTCGGCGCCGCGACTGTTTTCGGTTACGTCACGTTTAAGCCCGGCGACCACTTCCAACCCGAGCCCGCACCGGCACCGGCACCGCCGCGGCCAGGGATCCCGGCCCGCCTGATCCCGTCGCCCGACCCGATCAGCACCCCGGCCGCCCCGCCGCAACCCGAGCAGCAACCCGAGCAACACGCCGCCGCGATCGCCCCCTCGATCGCCGAGCTGCTCGGCAAGCACCGCAACGGCGGGCCCTCGACGCCCCTCGGCCCGGCCGCGGGCGATAGCTGCGGCCCGGGGGGATGCGATCCCCGCTCGTTGAGCGTCTGGCATTCTCTCCGTTCTCGCCTCGGCTTTCGCCGCTAAGCGCGACCCCCGGCGCCCCCGTCGTCGCCCCGCTCGTCGGCGATGGGGCGCCGGGCCCCTTATCTCTTACGTCGAGGCCTTAACCGATGAGCGACCGACCACCCGCCAAGCCCCCGGCCCTGCGCGGCCTGACGCCCGTCGAGGCCCTGGCCCTCTTGCGATCCCGCGGCCGCCTGGCCCCGCTGCCGATCTCGACCACGGCCAAGCGAATGGCGCCGACCGCTCGCCCCACAGCTCGCCCCGCGCGACTCGACCCGTAAGCTCGCCCGAGCCTACGGCCCAGGCCGCCCCCCACAGGCCGGCCAGGCCCTAGGCTCGCCCGAGCCTGGGGCCGCGGGTCCTTCCTGGGCCTCACGCTCTCCTATGGCAAGCGGGAACCACACGGCTATCGACACAGTTGCCTGCCGGCGGGCGGCTTGCCTGCCTGGCCGCCCTGACCTATGCCCCAACGTCGCCCCGATCGCCGCCGCAAACCGAGCCGCCCGCGGCCGCCGCCGCCCGCGGCCCAGGTCGAGAAAGTTACGCCCGCCCAACCGGCCCGCCGTCGACCCAAGGCCGCCGCCGCCGCGGGCCCGCCGCCCGTCGAGCCGCCGAGCGCGCCGCCCGTTTCCCAGGAAAAGGTCGCCGCCTATGAGGTTAAGAAAGAGCGCGAGCGCCGCCGATCGGCCGCGTCGAGTATCCGCGGCCGAGAGATCGGCGAGATCCCGCCGCCCAAGGATCCGGCCCGCCGCCGCGCCGCGTCGCGCTCCGTTCGTAAATGGTGCGCGACCTACGTCCCCCACTGGTTCGGCCACACTTGGTCCCCCGACCTCGTCGAGCTGGCGGGCCTGAGCGAGAAGGTATTGATCGAGGGCGGCCAGCAACCCGTCGCCATGCCTAGAGGCGGAGGCAAAACCACGATCGCGAAGGCGGTCGCCCTGATGGGGGCGCTCGAAGGGCACCGAAAATTCCTGGTCCTGATCGGCGCCAATAAAGAGCTGGCCGACGATCTGCTCGACGCCTTGAAATACGAGCTACTTACTAATGACAAGCTACTCGACGACTACCCTGAGGCCGTGATACCGATCCGCAACGTCGGCGGGATTGCCAACCGCTGCGGCGGCCAGACCCACAAGGGCGAGCCCACGTTTATCGAATGGGGCAGGTCGCGCATTGTCTTACCGGCGATCGAGGGCTCGGCGGCGTCGGGCGTCGTCGTCGTCGCCAAGGGATTAACGGGCGGCCTGCGCGGGCTCAATCTCAAAGGGACCCGGCCCGACTTCGCCTTGCTCGACGATATCCAGACCGATCAATCGGCTCGATCGCAACGCCAGATCCGGACCCGCTTACGCCTGGTCAAGCAGACCGTCCGCGGCCTGGCCGGCCCCGGGAAAGAGGTCGCGATCTTCGCGATGCTTACGATTATCCAACCGGGCGACGCCGCCGATCAACTGCTCGACCCGGCGCTTAACGCCGACTGGCAGGGCAAGCGCTATAAACTGCTCTACGACTTCCCGAAGAATCTCGAATTGTGGCGAGCCTACAACGACGTTCGGCAACAAGCCCTGCGCGGCGGCGCCCGAGGCCGCGACCGCTGGAAGGCGGCCAACGCCTTTTACCGCAAGCACCGGGCCGCGATGGACCTCGGCGGGCGGGCGGCCTGGAAAGCGCGCAAGCTCCCCGACCAACTGAGCGCGCTACAGTTCGCGATGGACCTCTATTTCGACGACGAGGCGGCCTTTCTCGCCGAGTTCCAAAACACGCCCCAGGCCGACGATCGGGCCGACGGTCGCGAGCTGACCGCCGCCGAGCTGGCCGGCAAGATCAACGGCCTGGCGGGCGGCGTCGTCCCGCTCACCGCCGCCAAGCTGACCGCGTTTATTGACGTTCAACACGACCTGCTGTACTGGGCCGCGGCGGCCTGGTCTGACGATATGACCGGCGCCGTCGTCGACTATCAGGCCTGGCCCGAGCAGCGCCGCCGCTATTTCACCTACAAAGACGCCGCCCCCAAATTGTCTGACGTCTACAAGGGGCACGATACCGCGGCCGCCGTTCGCGCGGGCCTGATCGCCCTGGCCCGGGCGTTACGGTCGAGGACCTGGCCGAGGGAAGGCGGCGGCCAGGCGGGCGACGCCTCTCTCGACCTGCTGCTCGTCGACTGGGGCGACGGCGAGCTAACCGGCACGATCGCCGAGGTCTGCCGACTTCCCGAGTTCCTGGGATGGTTAATTCCCTCCCGAGGTATCGGCTTAACGCCCGCGTCGCGACCGATGCACGAATGGACCACTAAGCCCGGCGAGAAAATCGGTGATCACTGGTTCTTGAAGATCTCGACCTCGTTCCGCGTTCGGGCGGTCGACGTCGACGTTAACCACTGGAAAAGTTACGTCGCCGAGGCCCTGGCCCAACCGCTGGGCAACCGCGGCGCCCTTTCGTTCTTCGGGCCGCCCGGGACCCGTCACGATATGCTAGCCGACCACCTGGCGAGCGAGACCCGCCAACGCCTGCGCAACGAGAAAACCGGCCGCGCTTCCGACGTTTGGAAGTTAAAGCCCGGGCGGCCCGATAATCACCTGCTCGATTGTTTAACCGGCTGCGCGGTCGGCGCTTCCCTCAAAGGATGCTCGGCCCGCGGCGATCGACCGACCACCGCGCCCAGGCCGTCGCCTGGGGCAGCTTCCGCCGAGCGACAAAAGGTTCGCTCCCTCTTTTAAAGGATCCGCGACAATGCCCAGCAAGAAACGAACCGCCGCCAGCGCCCCCGCCGCCGCCCTGCTCAATCGGATCAAGGCCGAGCAGACCGAGGGCCCGCCGACGACGGGCGCCCAGGTCGACGAGCTGCTCGCCGTCGAGGCCCAGGTCGAGCAGCTCGTCGACCACCTGGCCGACCCGGCCGCCGAGGCCGAGCAGGCCGCCCCGCCGCGGCCCGCGATCAGCTCGCCCCCGGCCAACCGCTTTACGGCCCCCGTCGAGAAACCGACCGTCGACGGCGAGCTGACCCGCTGCCCCCGCTGCGGCTCGACCGATCGCACTTCCTACACGAACCGCCGAGAGCTGCAACACGCCGGCACCACGCCCGCGGGCCGCCCGTTTAACCTCGTCGTCTGGCGCGATACGACCTGCGCGAGCTGCACACAATTGCGCTGCGATCGGCACTACGAGCAGACCGGCCAGGCCTGACCGCGGCGGCCGCGGCCGAGCAGCTCGTCGACCACCTGGGCGCCCAGGCCGTCGAGGCCGAGCAGGTCCCGGCCGCGGCCTGCGATCGCGTTTCGAGCAGATTCTCGACGGCGACGGCCCGCACTCTATGGGAAATGAGGCGCGGCCCGATGTAATTTCGCACGCATGGCAGACAACGCCGCACGAATCGCCGAGATCCGCACAATCCTAAGAGCGGGCGCGTCGACCGTTAAAACGGCGGGCGTCGAGGTCGTCTATGATTTCGACCAACTGCAACGCGAGCTGCGCGAGCTGCTGGCCGACGACGACGACCAGCGCGGCCGCCGCCCCGTCTCCGCGTCGATCAACCTCGGCGGATTCTAAAGGGGCCCGCGATGGTATCCGGCTCGACCGACGCCGCCGCCGATCCCCGCCGAGCCTTTACGGCCTCGGGCCGATTCATTCCCCCGGCCGCCCCGCCCGACGCCGCTAAGCGCTTCAGCTCGACCGCCAGCTATGACGCGATCGACCAGGCGAACCGCCGCCGCTCGCCCGCGATCAATTTCCGTTCGGAAGATGAGATCTTAAACCCGAGCCGCCGCGCCCGGATCCAAAGCAACTCCCGCGACCTCGTCCGCAATTTCAGCGTCGCCGCCTGGGCGATCCGCCGACACCTCGACTACGTCACCACGTTTGAGCTGCATTCCAAGAGCAAGGACCGCGGCTTTAATAAAGAGCTGGAGCGCTTTTTCTATCGCGTTTCCCTGGCCCCCGCGTTCGACGCCGCGGGCCGCCATTCCTGGGAAAGCGCCGTCCGAATGCTCGAAAGTCAGGCGATCTTAACCGGCGATAATGGCCTGCTGATTCTCGCCGACGGGACCTTTCAAGGGATCGAGGGCGACCGCGTTAGAGATCTGCAAGGCGCCCCGACCGATAAAGGCCGATGGGTTCACGGGATCAAGGTAAACGCCGCGGGCCGCCACCTGGCCTACTGCATCGGCCGCCGCCTCGGCAATGGGTTCGAGTTCGAGCGCACCGTCGCCGCGTCCAATGTTGTTTGGCACGGGATTTACGACCGCTGGGACCAGATCCGCGGGATCTCTCCGATCGTCAGCGCATTAAACCCGCTCCGCGACGTCTACGAAAATTTCGACTATGCCCTGGCGAAAGCAAAGGTCGAGCAGCTTTTCGCCCTGGTCCTGACGCGCAAAGCATACGACGCGATCGGCGACGTCACCAACCCGACGCTCGACGACGCCGCCCCGGCCAAAAGTCAATACGACGTAAACGTCGGCAAAGGCCCCGTCCTGCTCGACCTCGACCCGGGCGACGACGCCAAATTCTTGGAGAGCGGGCACCCCTCGGCGCCGTTTCAGGACTTCACCCAGTTAGTGACAATGGTCGCCTTAAAAGCCCTGGATATTCCGTACAGCTTTTTTGACGAATCGCATACCAACTTTTTTGGGTCCCGCGGCGCCTGGCTTCACTATGAGCGATCCTGCTTGACCAAGCGCCGGGCCCTGGCCGCGCATCAAGACCGGATGCTATGGCGCCGCCTGGCGATCGCCGTCCAGGCGGGCGAGTTCACGCTCCCCGCGGGCAAAACGATTGTGGACCTCGATTGGGAATTCGTCCCGCTCGGCATGCCATGGTGGCGCCCGTCTGACGAGATCAACGGCGACGTCCAGGCGATCGCGAGCGGGCTCAATAACCCCGAGCGTATTTGTCGGCAGCGCGGGACCGGCGACCCCTACGAAAATATCGACGCCACCGCCGACGTTCTGGCATACGCCAAGGATCGAGGCGTTCCGCTTTCTATGCTCCCCGTCGCCTATCAGGAGATCATCGCCGCCAATGGCAACCAATCAACCGAATAGCGCCGCGGCGCCGCGTTTCGCATTCTCCCGCCAGGCCGAGGCCGAGGCCCGGGCCCCGCGTTCGGCGTTCACGTTCGAGGCGCCGCTCGTCGTCGGCGCCGTCACGCCGCCCGCGGCCGAGGCCGAGACCGCCGACGGCCCGCCGCCCTCGGCCCCGATCTCGATCCTGGCCCGCTCGCCCCAGCCTTTAAATCACTGGTATTGGGGCCGCATCGTTCACGATCTGGCAGGGATGAAACCGGCCGCCCCCGTGATCCCGCTTGACTGGTGCCACGACGGCGAGACGAATCTCGGCTTCCTCGACAAGTTCGCCGCCGACCCGGCCGTCGGCCTGACCGTCGGCGGGCAGCTCGTCCCGTTTCAGGCCGAGGACCGCGCCGCCCAGGTCCTACACAAAGGCCGCGCGGGCGTCCCCTATCAGGGATCAATCGACTGGTCTGGGCCCGGCTGCCTGATCGAAGAGGTCGGCGAGGGCCTGGCCGTCGAGGTCAACGGCTACCAATTCGAAGGCCCGGGCGTCGTCGTCCGTCAATGGCCTCTCTCGTCCGTCGCCCTCTGCCCCTCTGGTTACGACCCCGACACCCGCGCCCAGTTTTCCAAGAGCGACGACCGTCGCGAAGAGCTGAGCGTGAAAACCTTCACGAAAGGCCCCGCGATGAAAACCGCCCCCGACGCCAGCAACCCGACCCCGCCGCCCGCCGACGGTCGCGAGCAGTTCGCCGCCGAGCTGCAAAAGTTCACCGCCCGTTTCGGCGCTGAAAAGGGCCTCAAGTATTTCTCCGACGGCAAGCAATTCGCCGAGGCCCTCGATCTGCATTCCGTCGACCTGACCGAGCAGCTCGCCGCCCGCGACGCCAAGATCGCCGAGCTGACCCAAAAATTCGCCGCGCTCAAGCTCGGCGAGACCGAGCCCCTTAGCCAAGGCGACGGCGAGCCGCAAAAGCCCAAAGGCGCCAAGGCCTTTGCCAATCTGATCCGGATCCGCGGCAAGTAAACCGCGGCCGCCGTTCGCTCGATCTCCGCGGCCTCGGCCGCCAACCCCAACACGACCCCAACACGACCCCAAATTTAAGGACCGCAACCAATGGCCGACTCCCTCCTGGGCCTTGCCGACCTGCTCTCTATCAACGACCAGAATCTCGCCGATCTGGAAGTTAGCGACCTGCTCGACGACGCCCCGCTCTTGGCCGCCCTGGCCGCCGACGTCGCGAGCAATGGCACGCTCCACAAGTACACCAAGGAAACCGCGGCCCCCGTCGTCGGCTTCCGCGCCGCCAACGCCGGGCGGGACCTCGGCCACTCGACCGATACGCTCGTTACGATCACCCTGCAAATTCTCGACGCCTCGTTTCAGATCGACAAGGCGCTCGCCGACGCATTTCAGCGCGGCGGCCCCCAGGCGCTCGTCGCCCGGGAATTGAAGCGGCACCTAAAAAGCGCGTTCGCCGCGGCCGAGGCCCAGATCATCAACGGCGTCGCCGCCGACGCCGCCGGCTTTATCGGCCTGATTGGCGCCTCGACGATCAACCAACTGGCCGACGCTATGGTCGTCAACGCGACCGGCGCCACGGCCTTAACCTCGGCCTATCTGATCCGCACCAATAACGACGGCGTCGACTGCACGCTCGTCACCGGCAACGAGGGAAAGATCGTCGTCGGCGATACGGTCGAGCAGCTCGTTAAAGACGGCGACGGCAAGAGCTATCCGGCCTTGACGACGTCCGTCCTGGGATGGCTCGGCCTCCAAATCGGCTCGGCGCAATCCGTCGGGCGGATCGCCAATATTGGCGCGGCCGCGGGCAAGACGCTCACCGACGCGATGATTTTCTCGGCGCTCGCGACCTTCCCGGCCTCCCGTCAACCGACCCTGATCGCCATGAACCGCCGCAGCCTCGGGCAGCTCCAAGCGAGCCGCACCGCGACCAACGCGACCGGCGCCCCGGCCCCGCGGCCGACCGAGGTCGAGGGAATTCCGATCGTCGTCACCGACGGCATTACCAACGACGAGACCGCGGTCGCCTAGTCAACCGACGCCCGACGACGGCGGCCTCTCTCGGGACAAGAGGGGCCGCCCCGTCGGGCGGCGTTCCGCTCCCGCTCCGCTCGATCTCTTGCTCGGCCGCCCTATGTCGATCAGCGACACAATTTTAAACGCGATCCGGACCGCGCAAGCGACGCGCGGCCTGCTGCTCGAAATTCGCCGCGGCGAGTTGTCGACGTTCGCCGTCCCCGCCGTGATCCTAGAAACCGTATTCGCCGAGATCGGGCCCGACGGTACCTTGATTCGCTCACGGACCCGCGACTTTTTGATCGCCGCCGAGGACTATCGTTTTTCCTCGACCCCAGTAAAGCCCGCCGAGGGCGACCTCCTGATCGAGACGACCGACAAGGTCCGGACCTATGAGGCGCTGCCGTCGGCGGGCGAGGGCGCCGCCCGGCACGGCGACCCGCACTACCAGACCTGGCGCATTCACGGCCAGCAGACCGCCGAGGCCGACATTGGCTAACCCGCTCGACATTGCCGACGCCGTGATCGCCGAGCTAAACGGGATCGACTGGCCGATCGACTGGCCCCCGGGCCTGGCGTTCACGGCCGAGCGATCGCACGCCCCTAAATTCGACCTCGGGCAGCTCGCCGACCTCGTCGTCGTCGTCTGCGCTCGATCGCAAAAGCGCACCCGCTCAACCCGGCTAAAGCGTCGCGTCTCGACCGTGATCGAGGTCGGCGTGATGCAAAAACTCCCGCCCGCCGCCGACACCGCGGCCCAGGCCGACCGGATCGAAGAGCTGGCCCGCCTGACGCAATACCTGGCCGAATACTTCGGCGATCACCCGCGGCCGACCTCCCGCCCCGCGGCCTGCATTCTCGACGAGGTCGAGCGCGACCCGCTGATCGACGCCAAGCTGCTCCGCAATGCGAACCAATTCGCCTGCGTGATCCGCCTGCCGATCGAAGAATCGGAAGGGGGCGCAACATGAGCGCCGCGGGCCTGACCGTAAAAACGCGAGTAAAGCTCAACAACAAAGGGAAGAGCGTTAAACGCAAGATCAACGCGACCGGCTTTAAATCCATCGGCCAGGCCGCGGGCGTTCACCGGAAAATTGCGCGCAACATCGTCAAGGACGACGCCACGCCGGGCCCGACCGGCTCGCCCGTGCATTCGCCGACCGACCTACTGCGAAAAGCGATCATCTACGAATTGAACCGCGGCCGAGCGTATTACGTCGTCGGCACCGCGGCGAGCGTGATCGACGACCTGGGCGAGCTGCACGAACACGGCGGCGCCCGCGGCCGCGACAGCTACGGCCCGCGGCCGTTTATCTCGCCGAGCCTCGACAAGATTAAACCACGCCTTAACCGCTTCTGGGCTGGACAGCTTAAGTAAATGCGCTACGGATTCGAGCCCACTATCGCGATCAACACCGGCACGCCGACGGCCCCCGTCTGGTCGCCGATCGACGTCGCCGCCGACCTCTCGATCGACGACGATAGCGACGAGGTCGACGTCGCGACCCGCGGCGGCGGCGGCCGCAAAGATACCGGCCGCAGCCTCTTGAGCCGCGGCGTCACGTTCGCAATCAATGCCCCCAGCGCCCCGGCCTCGGGATCCCCGCCCGCCCGCCTGCTCGCCGCGTCCCGCGGTCGCGACTCGACGGTCGACGCCTGCGCTTTCGACGACGCGACCCTCGACGCCGAGGGCCTGGTCGCCACGGGCACCGGCGTCAGGTTCGCCGCCCTGGTCAAGCTGACCGACGCCCAACCCCTCGGCGACCGCCGCCTGGTCGAGGTCGAGCTAAAGCCCGGCCGCCGCCCCGCGTCCTGGGTCGCCGCGGGCCTGCCTGCGATCGACGCCGCCTATGAGTTCACCGGGACCCCGCTTGAGCCCGTCGAGATCCTGACCGAGTTCGGCGTCGACCTGCTGACCGAGTTCGGCCAACCGCTTTTAACTGAGGGCTAACCGTGCCGAAAATTAGCGAGCTAACCGCCGCCGTCGCCGCCGACGTTACGGTCGACGCATTGTTTCCCGTGATGATCGAGGCCGACGCCGTCGACGGGACCCGCGGTCTACCCCGCGCCGAGCTGCTGGCCCTGATCCTCGGCTCGATCGCCTGGAATGAAATACCGGGCGGCACGATCGACGGCAGCAATACCGATTTTACCTTGGCCGCCGCCCCGATCTCGGGCCGCCTGCTGCTCTTCCGCAATGGTATCTGCCTGCGGCCCGGCGTCGGGCACGACTACACGCTCGCCGGCTCGGCGATCACGCTCGCCGACGCCCCGGCCTCGGGCTCGAATCTGCTCGCCTTTTATTCCCACTGATCCCAAACCGTCCCCACCTTGAGAAGGTCCGAATATGCCCCTTACTATGATCCCCGGCTCGCAAATTCTCGACGGCTCGATAACTGATGCCGACGTCGACGCCGCGGCCGCGATCGACGGCAGCAAGATCGCCGCCGGCACCGTCACCGGAACCGAGATCGCCGACGGCGCCGTTACGGCCGCCAAGCTCGCCGGCGGCGCCGCCGCGGGCAACCTCGGCGCTAATGAAATCACCGAGACGATGATCGCCGCCGCCGCCGTCACGGCCGCCAAGCTCGCCGGCGGCGCCGCCGCGGGCAACATCGGCGCTAATGAAATCACCGAGACGATGATCGCCAGCGGCGCCGTTACCGGCGTTAAAATCGCCGCCGCCGCGGTCGATTTAGACACGCAATCGACCGGCACGCTATCAGGGGCGAGAGTTGGATTGACCGAGGGCGCGATTCTCGTCGGCGACGCGGGCAACGCCGGCAGCAATCTAACGCTTACTGCCGGCCAAATCATAATCGGCGACGCCGGCGGCCTGGCGGTCGCCGTCACAATGTCAGGCGACGCGACGATCGACTCCGACGGCGTCGTTACCGTCACCCCCTCGGGCGCGACGATCGTCGACAGCGAAATCCCGAGCGGCACGATCGACGGCACGAATGACGACTTTACGCTCGCCGAGACTCCCGTCGCCGGCAGCGAACACGTGTACCTAAACGGCATGCGCCAGGCGCCGACCGACGATTACACGATCGCCGCCGACGTTATCACGTTCGTCGACCCGCCCGATACCGGCTCGCATATCCTAGTTGATTATCGCTACTAAGCCCGACCGCCGCACCGGCGGCGGGCGGCCGCCAACCCGCCCGCCGTCGATCGAGACGCAACCGCAACCGCAACCCGAGCCGCAATAATGGCCCGCACCAAGCTATCCGCCGCCCAGGTCGACGGCCTCGTCGCCGCGATCGCCGACGCCGCCCAGGGAATCGCCGACGCCGCCACGGCCCAGGCCGCGGCCGATCTGGCCCAGGGCGACGCGACGACCGCGATCGCCGACGCCGCCACGGCCCAGGCCGCGGCCGACGCCGCCGCCGCGGCCGCCGCACTAGCAGACGCGGGGGCAACGACCGCCCTTGCCGACGCCGCGACCGCGATCGCCTCGGCGGCCGACGCCCAGGCCGACGCAACGACCGCCCTTGCCGACGCCGCCACGGCCCAGGCCGCGGCCGACGCCGCCGCCGCGGCCGCCGCACTAGCAGACGCGGGGGCAACGACCGCCCTTGCCGACGCCGCGACCGCGATCGCCTCGGCGGCCGACGCCCAGGCCGACGCAACGACCGCCCTTGCCGACGCCGCCACGGCCCAGGCCGCGGCCGACGCCGCCGCCGCGGCCGCCGCACTAGCAGACGCGGGGGCAACGACCGCCCTTGCCGACGCCGCGACCGCGATCGCCGACGCCGCCACGGCCCAGGCCGCCGCCGATCTGGCCCAGGGCGACGCGACGACCGCGATCGCCGACGCCGCCACGGCCCAGGCCGCGGCCGACGCCGCCAACACCGACAACGGCACGCAAGACACGACGCTAACCGATCACGAAGGCCGGATCGCCGCCCTGGAATAACCGCCGCGGCCCCGCTCAC